AGGCTAGTGCGTCCTCGTGGAAAGACGAGTGGTTCACAGTAGTCCTGAGTGCGCCTGTAATAGCAATTATGTGGGGCGTAGGTATGAACGATCTTGATATCATTGGTCGCGTAGGTATGGCCTTTGCGGAGCTAGACAGATTACCTGAGTGGTATCAATATCTTTTGTACGTTGCAGTCACAGCCAGCTTTGGCATACGTGGTGCTGACAAGCTGATGCAACTTAAGAACGGTAAATAAGCTATGGCTGAAAACGAAAACCCGCTAGAAGAAGTAGTAGTTACCGCGAAAAAAGTACCGGGGCAAGCTATTGATCGTGATATTTTTGGTTACACGCAAGACGGTGGTGGAGTTTCTGGTATAGGTGGTGGAGGCAATGTTAGTCTTCTTGGCCCAGATGGCACCCCTATTTCTGAAATCACAGACCCCACCGCTGAAGACATGGGGCTTGATAAGTGTGGGCCGGGAACGGTTAGAGTTAATGTAACTAGAGGTGCTACAACGTACTCTGGCTGTGCTACTTTTGGAGAATTAACGCAGTTCTTAAACACTGGCGGGGACATAAGTAAGATATCCCCAGATAGCACCCTTGGTACTCGTATTATTAACGAGGCAACTGCAGAAAAACTCAAAGAGTGGAACGAACTAAAGGAAGCCTACGAGAACGGTGAGGCTACACTACAAGATCTAAAAGATTTTGATCCGGGCGTACTGAGTGGCTTGGGCGGCTGGTTAGATGATTATGATAACTTTATTTCAGGAGAAGAAGAAGAAGGTAAAAAACTCCAAGAGTTAATAGAGAAGTACGGCGAAGACGTTGTACGAGATATGCAGAACAAGTACGATGAGCTTGTAGATTTCATCGGAAACGTTCCAGAAGATCCACTTGGTTCTTTACAAAAGATGATTGAAGTCTTTGTAGAAGGAGCTACTGGTGTTCCTCCTGAGTGTACTGCTTCAGGTGGCCCCGCTGGAACAGCACTGCCTGAGTGGATACGTAATTGTGTTACTGTTGGTGTACTTGTAGATATAGGTATTCCCGGTCTTCCCGGTGGACTAGGCTCTGTATTTAAAGGCGTTACTGTAGGAGAACTTGAAGAAGGCCTAAAAAACATAGGTAAAAAGTTTGAAGATATAATTAACGGTACGCCTACTTGTGGTGAAGAAGGTGACCAAGAATGTACGCCTGAACAAATATTAGAGGATTTAGGCGACTGGGTTGTTAATTCTGTTAAAGACATCTTTGGTAACGAAGAAGACGAAATAACCATTGAAAGTATTTTAGGCAAACTAGGTGGAATCTTCGGTGGCGTCTTAGGTGGCATCATCTATGGTGAGTTTAAAGACTTAATCAACGGAGAAATTGAAGACGTTATAGGCGTACCTGTACTACCCTTTGACACAAACCCAGATTGTGAATCTAAAGGTTTAGAAACAAAAGATGCGGAAGGAAACTGCGGAGACTGTAAACAACCGGGATTTGTGTTTGATAAAGACCTTCAAAACTGTGTTGATCCAAATGCTGCAGAACCCTTTGATGAAACACAGTGTACAGAACAAGGATACTTTGAGCAAAACAAAGCTGCTTGCGAAGCCGCTGGATACGTAGATTGTGAGGGTGCTGTTGGGCCAGACGGAGAAGAGTTAACAGGCGGTATAATTAAAGGAAGCCTCTTAGATTGCGGTGTAATACAAGATCCACAGTGTTCAGACGTTGGTAAGTATAACCCTGAAACTAAAAACTGTGATTGTCCAGAAGGATATGAGTTTGAAGTAGAAACTGGGGGTACTTGTGGAGCCAAAGATACTGGCGATGTTACACCAGAAGAAATAGACTGTACTCAGCCACGGCCCGGATACACTCCTAGTTTTAATCCTGATGACAACGCGGCTCATTTTGCGTGGCAAGAAAAGTGTGGTGAAACACATTGTCCATCAGGTACGTTAAAATCAGAAGATCCTTACTGTGGTGAAGAGCCTCCAGAACAGCCTGTAAAAGAGTGTACAGATCCTAATAGGCAAAAAAATACAGATGGTAGCTGTGGGGAGTGTAATCAAGGTTTCAAGTTAAACGAAGAAGGTCTTTGTCAAAAAGAAGAAGTAGTAGAGGAACCAGAGCCAACAGAAACTCCGTATGAACCTGATTGTTCACAACCTAGACCCTTTGGACTTATTACGTTTGACTTAATAGACCAACAACGTGCGTGGGATAAAAAGTGCGGAGGACAAACTGGGCCTTCTCCTTGTGACCAACAAGACAGGGTAACTAACGAAGATGGTTCCTGTGGCCCCTGTAAGCCCGGATTTGTAGAAGACCCTCAAGGGTTTGACCAGTGCATACGAGCGCCTCAAGAGTGTAACGACTGTAGCTGTGCTGAGTACGCTGCCGCTAATCCTCAAGAGTGTGGTGAAACTCCCACAGAAACAACAGAAACCGGAGGAGGAGCTAGTGTCGGTGGCGGTGCTGGAGGAGCCTTTAGTCCGTTCTTGGCTGGCATTACTTACACACCTCAACCTGTGCCTGAGATAATTCAACAACAGTCAGGAATGTTTACAGGGGCACAGCCTACGAGGAATACTAAGTTAGTTGGTGATAGTATTATTCAAAACATATTTAAAGAGTACTTTGTATGACATATTTAAACTTAGTAAACAACGTACTGAGACGCCTTCGTGAAGACGAAGTATCCAGCGTCACTGACAACACCTACAGTAAGATGGTAGGTGACTTTGTTAACGACGCTAAGAAGATGGTAGAAGACGCTTGGGATTGGTCAGCACTTAGGACTACTCTGACGGTAACTACGTCTTCTGGTATTTTTAACTACGTACTCACTGGATCACAGAACAAGATCAAGGTACTAGACGTAATCAATGATACCTCAAACATCTTTATGCAGTACCAGACTCAACACTGGTTTAACGATAAGTACTTGAACCAATCACCGCCTAGTGGCGCACCTGAGTACTACACGTACAACGGTGTTGACTCTAGTGGCGACACTCAAGTAGACATTTATCCTAAGCCTGACGGTGTGTACAGCTTGAGGTTTAACTGTACGCTGAGAAACCCTGAGCTAAGCTCTGACACAGATGTACTGTTGATCCCTAATCAACCTGTAATACACATGGCAGTGGCTCTGTTAGCTCGTGAGCGTGGCGAGACAGGCGGAACATCAGCACCTGAGTACTTTGGTATTGCTGATAAGTTTTTGTCTGACGCTATTGCTATGGACGCACAAAAGCACCCTGAAGAAACCATCTGGTACACTCCGTAGGAGCCTGACGTATGGCACAGCCACTACAAAGCATCAACCTAGTTGCTCCTGCGTTCAAGGGTGTCAACACAGAAGACTCACCGTTAGCTCAAGATCCGTCTTACGCTGACGTTGCAGATAACGCTGTGATTGACAAGCGTGGACGTATTGCTGCACGTAAAGGTATTGAGGTTGTTACTACTGACAAGACTGAACTAGGTACTGACTACGTACACAAGATCCATTACTTCTACGATGACGCAGGTAACGAAGTAGTATTTACTGCGGGTAACAACAAGATAATGACAGGGACAACTACCCTGACTGATGTTACTCCCGGCTCGTACACTATTACTGCTAACAACTGGAAGATTGTAAACTTTAACGATAAGGCTTACTTCTTTCAGCGTGGGTACGACCCGTTGGTGTACGACAACGCCACAGGTCTTCGTACGTTTACTGTAGCTAACGGTACAGCTACTGCGGCTACTCTGAAGTGTCACGAGGCTCTGGCAGCTTACGGTAGACTGTGGATCGTAGACAACGCAACAGACACACAAACTATTTACTGGTCTGACCTGTTGATAGGCACAGACTTTACTGGTGGTTCCAGTGGTTCTATAGATGTATCTAAGGCTTGGCCTGATGGGTACGATGAAGTACGGGCGTTGGCAGCACACAACAACACCCTGATTATCTTTGGTAAGCACAGCATACTTGTGTACGGAGGAGCGTCTAGTCCAGCTAGTATGGCTCTGGTTGACACAGTAGCTGGTGTTGGGTGCATCTGTAGAAACTCTGTTCAACACATTGGCACAGACGTTTTGTTTATGTCTCCTTCTGGACTCAGGAGCTTAGGCCGTACTATCCAAGAGAAGTCGCTGCCTCTGTCTGACCTGAGTTTAAACGTGAAGACTGAGATCATTAGTTTGATTAGCAACAGGACGTTACCTACAGCGTCTGTGTACAGCCCTGAGAACTCCTTTTACATCATTGTGTTCCCAGATCAACTCACTGCGTACTGCTTTGACTTAAAGGGTAGACTTGAGAACGGAGCGTACAGAGTTACACGGTGGACTTCTATTCCACACAAGTCGTTTGAAGTTAAAACTGATGGCACAGTGTACATAGGAACAGTTGACGGACTAGGGACGTACTCAGGTTACGTAGATAACACAACAGCGTACCGTTTTAGGTACTACAGTCCGGGGTTGACGTTTGGTGATCCTGCTAAAACAAAGTTGCTAAAGAAACTAAGACCTACTCTAGTTGGTGCTACAGGCGCAACAGTGTTTATGAAGTGGTCTTACGATCTAGCTACGGACTTTAAAACCTACGAGTTTACTGTAGGAAACCAAGTACCTGCGTACTACGGTGTTGACGAGTTTGCTATCGGTGAGTTTACTGGTGGTGAACTTACGACTAGAAACTCTGTTCAAGCAACAGGTAACGGAAGTATTATTACGATAGGACTAGAAGCTGACATTGACGGGTCTGCTTTATCCCTCCAAGAGATTAACGTATTAGCACTAATGGGTAAAACAGTATGAGTAACTATACAAAAACAACAAACTTTACTGCTAAGGACAGTTTACCTTCTGGAGATAGTGGTAAGGTTATTCGTGGTAGCGAGTTTGACACTGAGTTCAACGCTATATCAACAGCGGTTGCAACCAAAGCAGACACAGCTTCTCCTACATTCACTGGCACTGTAACGATTCCTGCGTTGACGTTTACGGGTACTCTGTCTACAGGCACTATTGATGGAGGGACTTACTGATGATTACAGGAGGCCCAACAGACACTACAAATACCTCCTCAGGCGGGAGTATGTTAACGCCTCTTTTAGGACTCTTAGGAATAGGAGCCGCAACTGCTGGTGGAAGTGCACTAACTAAGTCTGCTTACGACAGACTCCAGAGAATAGGCGAGCAAGCTGTACTAGGTACAACCGTAAATGGACAGCGCGTTCCCGGCTCTGCTGAGTTAGCACAACAAGCAATAGAGATGTCTCAGTTCCAGCCGTTTACTGTAACAACAGCTACGGGTGGTCAGTTTGGAGTAACGCCTCCTACTATTGACCCTGCAACTGGTTTACCTACCAGCGGCACAGGCGTCACTATGGACTTGCCTATTTCAGAACTGTTTATTCAAAATATGCTACAAGGACAGGCAGAGTCTGCTCTGTTTACTGATCCATACGGTGCAGCACAGAGGCAGCAAGCGGCACAACAGGCGTTTGGTTTAGGTGGTCAGTTCATGGGTGCTGCGGCACAACAACC